AAATGACTGTTCCATTAGAAGCAGTTGAACACTTAGCTCTATATTCAAAAATCAATTTTATGAATCTAAACTTTTCATAGTTGCTTGCCATCCTTGATAACCAAGGAAACATAGTTGACAAACCTGGATTTATGAAAAATTGTTGTACTTGAAATACGCCAGTTGGTGTTGAAGCAATATCTGCAATGTATTCTTCATGTCTAACCCTGGTCTGATTATTTCCAGCCATAGAAACATTAGCCTCATTATGGCTTAATATGTTACCACGAGCTAAAGGTGCATTTCTAAATAAATTTTCGTCACCTTGCAACCTACGGACTGGTTTCTTAAACACAGTTCTAGGTATAGCTCGCCTTGAGGATCCAATGACCCTTACCCGCTTATTTCTAGCGAGCCCAGGCTTAGTTCCTGGTCGTCTGATATTTGTTTTTCGCATTCTGTATGGTCTATATTCGTTGTTTCAAAAACCCGTTTATATAAACACCCCTTCTTATTTTCGGGCTGGCCTTTTTGCACAGAAGACCACAAACTACCAACAAGGTTATGAACTCGTTTCAAACCATTCGATAATACAGAGCGAACAGACATGTCAACATACCCTACTGGTTCTTCTCCTACTTGTGAGGAAGAACTGACGATTTTAACAAAATCTTCGTCACATGAAGAATCATTCTCTAAAATATCTTCAGCAGTACAATGCACTAATCCAGTGTCATTTTTATCATACTTTATGACACTACCACGGATTGCAGTTGGCATCTTGTTCTTCAAAGCTGTTTTGTAATCATTTTCACTGTCAGGTACAGTGTAAACGGTCCACAACTTTGGAAATGACTTTACAGTATACAATACATCCATCTCTACAGAACAATCAATTTCTTCAGTATAATCCCGATAGAAATCTGCAAATATAGGATTGCAATAAGATTCTAACACAGGACACACTATAGGACTCAAATCAGTCTTAGTGTCGAAATAATGTTCTATTATGTGTTGATCGTATGGACTTATGCCATACTTTTTCTCAACCAAGTCTCTGGTTCTAGGCCCGACATCCTTATGAAAGAATTCCTTATTCTTATCATAATAATCTTTATTTACCAAAAATTGATGTCGCATGTAGCCGCCGTCGAGGATACCCAATTCCTCCACGTAACCTTCAGTACACTTACACAGCCATTTGGCAACAGATTGTAAAATAGGACAACCTGGATAAGCATAAAGAAGTGATAAAGCCTTGCATCTTAGTAACTGTTTTAAAATCCTCTCAGAGGCCAACACATACTTTCGATTAGTCCAAAATAGCCCACATATGACATCTACGGGGTTCTTTATCACTATTTGTTCATCTGGGTCATACACCATGCCACAGAAAGAAGCTTCGTTCAAATTATCAAATAATTCGATTTTTATTGAAAATCCAAGATCTTTGTAATCTTGTTCGGTGGGTATATACTTGTCTAAACGAGTTAGACCATCGTCACCTTCGATAAACATGACGACCGTCTTCCAGTCAACGTCATTTTTATGTAGAACATATAGGGTGGAGATCAAATTGCTCCAACCGTTGGCAAGAGATGTAGTCATCTCACCACTCATTCGTCTTGCCTCGAGATACAAGGTAAGATTTTTAAAATCAACGACATTTACGCCAGAAAGTGTATCACGCAACAACTTGGCAATGTCTTGACCCCCTTCAACTTCAGATAAGAGGTATTCAAATAACTGGAATTCAGCCTCCATTTTTGTTTTGGTAAAATGGGACTCATACGAGATATAGTCACTAGACATATAAGTCGAACCCGTCTGGGCCATAGCACCAATAACCATTGGTCTCAAAGCCACGGGGACATGCTTAATGAAATATGGCAAAGCATAGACTAAATTCTCCATCAGCTTAACATAAGGGCCCACTATGACCTTAAACTCATCAGAACGTGAGTATATGCCACGGGGGTATTTATAACCAGTATAAGGCTCATCTTTTATGAATCCTTTAACCCTTCCATAAGACAATTTGAAAATGTCATGGATTTCATTACGTAATTTTATCAACTCAGTTCTTCGCTTGCCGGAATAAGTGGTTCCAGCTGCCCAAGTCTCTATCCTGGTATCTGCTTCCTTAGGTATAGGTTTCAATAAATATTGCATAACCTCCCTACCAAAAGCCAAATATTTTTCATTTTCTTCAGGATCTACATCTTCAATTTCCATGCCAATACGTTTATTCAAACCAGCTTTGAGTGTATCGACATCCTCAGGATCAGGCTGAGGTTTCTTAAAAGGAAATTTAACTATCATTTCCGCAGATATCGCAGGTCTGCGATTAGGTTCTGCTCTAGCATTTTCCTTAACCTTAAATAAGGTAGTTTTTGCCAATGGTGGAAGGATTGGTAAAGGAACTTCCCCGACTCTGTATCCACGACAGATTCGTCTCATATTGTTCTTGCGGACAACGGGGACCGTCTTGTTCTTCTTCTTAAGATGAGAATCAAGCACAATGCAAAATTTTGTGGTATCACCGACGACATCCTCGCCGGTCAACATTGAATCTTTATTATAATTCACGCCATACAAAGTATTCATGGACTTATG